CGGGACTGAAACGGATGCTGCTGGGACCACGAATTCTGAGGAGTCTATCGATTTCACCACCAGGTGGTGCAAAGCCCTCTCCGAGGTCACCTCGGATCATTACCGGATCATCGCAGACGGGAAGCTCTACAACATCCTCTATGTGAATCCGATGGGCTACAAGCACAACTCTTTGAAATTCCACTGTGAGAGGGTGAAACGATGAGCAAGACGATAAAACCCGAACAGCTCTCCGATGAGATCATGAAGGGCCTCGAAGAATACAAAGATCTATCCACAGATGCCATGAAGGAATCCGTCGAGAAGGTGGCCAAGGATGTCAAAAAGAACATCCAGTCCAAGGCTCCGGTCCTAACCGGGAAGTACAAAAAGTCCTGGAAGGTCACGAAAACCGATGAGAACAATGAGCGCCTTGTCATGACGGTTCATGCCGGCAGGTACCAGCTCACGCATCTTCTAGAGCACGGGCACGCGAAAAGAGGCGGTGGCCGCACAAAGGCGATTCCGCACATCGCTCCCGCGGAGGAGGAAGGCGTGAAGGAGCTGGAGGATGATATCAAGGACGCGCTTGAGAAAGGCGGCGGATCATGACATTTGAAGAAGTAAAGACAATGCTGGAGGGAGCCGGTCTTCCTCTGGCCTATGACCATTTTGCTGAAGGCGAGTCTCCGGACCCGCCTTTTCTCGTGTTTCTCTCTCCAACATCAGATAACTTCGGCGCAGACAACGCGGTCTACGCCTCCTTCCCGGAGGTGAACGTGGAGCTCTACACCGACAAGAAAAACCCGAAGCTCGAAAAGAAACTCGAGAAGATATTTGCAGGAAACGACATCTACTGGAACAAGTCCGAGACCTGGATCGATTCTGAGCGGATGTACGAAGTGCTTTATGAGCTGACGCTATAAGGAGGCAGTCATGGCGAATAAGAAAAACAAGGTGAGGTACGGCCTCAAAAACGTCCATTATGCACTGGCAACGATCGCTGAGGATGGCACTGCCACCTATGGAAAGCCGGTTGTCTGGCCTGGTGCTGTTTCGATTAAGTTCTCGGCCCAGGGCTCCCAGGAACCCTTCTACGCTGATGACATCAAGTACTATGTCACGAGCTCGAACACCGGCTACAACGGTGACCTCGAGACGGCAATGGTTCCGGAAGATTTCAAGACGGCGGTTCTTGGCGACATCAAGGATGCAAACGGTGTCCTGGTCGAGAACGCAGATGCGCAGCCGGTGCCGTTCGCACTGCTCTTTGAATTTGTCGGCGATGTGAAGGCAGTACGGCACGTCCTCTATAACTGCACGGCAAGTCGTCCGGACATCGAGGCTGAGACCAAGGAAGACAAGGTTTCTGTGAAGACTGAGTCCCTGACGATCGATGCTTCTACGATCTTCTCGAAGGATCTGGATGCCAATGTTGTAAAGGCAGACACTTGCTCGGAGACTGACGACGCCACCTACAACTCTTGGTACGACGAAGTGCATCTCCCGGCCAAGAGTACAACCGCTTCTACGACAAGTACAAGCAGCTCAAAGTGAGGTGTGATCCATGGTTAAGGATATTGAAATGACCCTCGAGGATGGGACCACGAAGGTCCTGTCCTTTGAGGCGAATGGCGCAACCGCCATTCTCTATCGGATGACCTTTCATGAGGACCTGATGGTCACCATGAATAACCTGGCATCTGAGAACATCGACACCCTTGTCGGCGCCAAGCTCGGATACATCATGGCAGCGCAGGCTGCAGGCAAGACCAGTGGTCTTTCCATGGATGACTTCATTCACTGGGCTGCGGGCTTTGACGGTATCTGCCTCATTGAGAAGCTCGATGAGTTCGTCGCGATCTATCTTGGCAACCGGGCAACGACCTCAGCGTCAAACCCCACGGTCGCCCAACTGACAGAGAAATAAATACAGCGGTCTACCTTCTCCGCTGTAAGCAGTTGGGCTTTACAATTCCGGAGCTCTCCCTCATTGAGGAAGGACAGATCTATGACTGTATGTCTGAGGCTGACAACGACGTGAACGGTGACTACTGCGAGGTGGCCACTCAGGAAGATTTCAATAACTGGTAAAGAAAGGAGGTCAGCATGGCGGACCGCATAAAGGGCATCACCGTCGAGATTGGCGGCGATACTACAAAACTCTCTGACGCCTTAAAAGACGTAAACAAGTCCATCAAAGATACACAGAACCAGCTCCGTGATGTGAATAAGCTCTTAAAGCTCGATCCTGGCAATGCTGACCTCCTGGTCCAGAAACAGAAATATCTATCTCAGGCTATCTCCGATACAAAGGAAAAGCTGAAGCAGGAGCAGGATGCCTTAAAGCAGCTGAAGGAAGCTCCCCAGACCGAGGAAACCATCAAGCAGCAGGAAGCGCTGACCCGCGAGATTGAGGATACCAAACAGGCTCTTAAGGGCCTTGAGGATCAGTACAAATCGGTCGGCTCGGTTGCCGGAGTGCAGCTTCAGCAAATGGGTGACAAGATCAAAGGCGTCGGAGAGAAGGTCACTGGCATTGGTGAGGGCCTCTCTACTCATGTGACAGCACCCATTGCTGCAGTCGGAGCAGCTTCTCTTGCAGCCTTCACAGAAGTCGATGAAGGCGCGGATATCGTAAAGACCAAGACCGGTGCTGCCGGTCAGGCCCTAAAGGATATGCAGGATGCTGCCAATGATATCGCAACAAGCATCCCCACAGACTTTGCAACGGCTGGCTCTGCTATCGGTGAAGTGAATACGAGGTTTGGCCTCACGGGTGATGCCTTAAAGGACCTCTCACAGCAGTTCGTGGAGTTCGCATCGATCAATGATACCGATGTCTCGACCTCCATCGATAACGTATCCTCTGTCCTTAACGCATTCGGCATGGATTCATCCCAGGCAGGCGGCATGCTTGATGTCTTAAACTCTGTCGGGCAGGCGACCGGGCTTTCGATGGATAAGCTCGCGCAGGACCTTTCCGGAAATGCTGCCCAGCTAAAATCGATGGGGCTTAACGCGACTCAGTCTGCCCAGTTCCTCGGGAACGTCGAGATGTCTGGTCTTGATGTTTCAACAGCTATGGCCGGTATGAAGAAGGCCATGAACAATGCCGCCAAGGATGGCAAGACCCTCGATCAGGCACTTGGTGAGTTCAGCACCACCATGAAATCCAACAAGTCTGACACTGAGAAGCTGCAGGCAGCATACGATCTGTTCGGCTCGAAAGGTGGTGCGGCTATCTACAATGCCATGCAGACTGGGAAGCTCTCCTTTGATGGCTTCTCCTCCAGCATGGATTCCTTTAAAGGAAATGTGGAGCAGACCTTCAATGACACCCTGGACCCAATCGATAAGTTCAAGACGACCATGAACCAGCTGAAGGTGACCGGCGCTGAGATCGGCAACTCTCTCGCTACAGTTCTTGCTCCGATGCTGGAGCAGGCATCCGGAGCCTTAAAGAAGTTCTCTGAAATCTGGCAAGCAATCCCGGAGCCCATGCAGCAGTTCATCATCAAGGCGGCACTCGTTGCTGCAGCGATCGGTCCGATTCTTGTCGGCGTCGGTAAGGTCATCTCTACCTTCGGTACCATCACAAGCGGCATCGGAACTCTCATGAATACGATCGGCGGTCTGTCCACAGGTCTTGCTGCTTTCAGCTCCATCGGCCTTCTTCCGATGATCGGCATCATTGCTGCGGTTATCGCGGCGATTGTTGCTGTCGTCGAAATCGTGAAGCACTGGGGAGAAATCACGGAGTGGTTCGGCGGTGTTTGGGATGGCATCTGTAATGGTGTAAAGACAGTCGGCCAGGGTCTTGCTACCTTCTTTACCGGGCTCTGGAATGGCATCAAGTCAGGAACAGAGACTGCCTGGAATGGAATCAAGACTGGTGTCTCTACAGTCTGGAACGGCATGAAAACCGGCGCAACCACTGTATTTACCGGCATCAAGGATCACATCACGACTGCCTGGAATACGGTGAAGACAAACACCAGCACGGCCTGGTCCAATATCAAATCCACTGTTCAGCAGAATGGTGGCGGCATCAAGGGTGTCATCACTACTGCGATGGAAGGTTACAAGAATATCTGGAAGACCGGGTTTGAAGTCATCAATAAGACGACTGGCGGCAAGCTCGGCGAGGCACTGTCCACAGCAAGGAGTAAGCTCTCGGATATCAAGAATGCTTTCTCTGAAAAGATGGATGCTGCCAAGGAGGCGGTCAGAGGTGCCATTGATAAGATAAAGGGCTTCTTCAACTTCTCCTGGTCCCTGCCAAAGCTCAAGATGCCGCATTTCTCAATGAGCGGCAAGTTTTCGCTTGATCCGCCATCGGTACCGCACATTAGCGTTGACTGGTATCGAAAAGCTATGGACGAGCCATATATCCTGAACAGCCCAACTCTCTTTGGTATGGCTGGCGGTAGACTCCTTGGCGGCGGTGAAGCCGGTGAAGAGGCTGTCGTCGGAACCGACCGGCTTTCCCAGATCGTGCAGGGAGCAGTTGCTGCTGCAGGCGGAAACCAGACGATTGTGATCCCGGTCTACATTGGCCAGGACCGCATCGATGAGATCGTCGTCAAGGCAAACCAGAGAACGAACTTCAGGTCAGGAGGCAGATGATGTTAAAGAAAGATTATCTAATCTACTTTGATGACACCAAGCTCTTCTGGCCGTCGAAATGGCAGGAATCCTACTCTGTCGTGGAAACCACTAACCAGACGGAGGCCGGGACAGACCAGGTGATCGTCACCCGCTACGACAAGCTCTCGGTCTCCTGTGAGTTCAAGTGCTCTGATGCCTGGGCTGCCACCTTCACGAGCTTTCGTGACAAGGATTCCATAGCCGTAAGGCTCTACGATCTGAAAACCCGAGATTACAAGACAAGGACCATGCGCATCCGGAACTTTAAGACTGCTCCGGAGAAGAACAGCGAGAAGCTGGCATCGTCGAATGGACTTTATACTGTGTCCTTTGACCTATATGAATTCTGATGAGAGGAGGCTGCCATGTACAGCGTAAGTGATGAATACAAGACAGCCATGAAGCAGCAGGTCCAGCGGTTCCGAATGACCGGGACTGCTGGCGACCTCTCTTTTTCTGACGAGAACATTCTCTCCGGGTCCTTTCACCTTACCAATCAGTGCTCTGATGATACGAACGTGTCGATTGGCTCTGTGTATATCGGTGAGCTCAAGGTCACGTTCATGAAGATGCCCTTCGTACGGCAGACGCTCGATGACATGGCGATCAAGCCCTCTCTGGGGCTCCTTCTTCCTGTAGGGACATACGAGGATGTCCCTCTTGGCATCTTTCATGTAAGTGAGGCCAACTGGGGAGAATCCGGTGTCGAGATCACAGCCTATGACAACATGGCTCGCTTCGATAAAACGATCCAGATCGACAACGGCTCCAAGCAGATCTATGACTTCTTGCTGACAGCTACCAATGCCTGCGGTGTACCGCTTGGCATGGAGCAGACCGAGGTCGAAGCTCTCCCGAATGGCACTGAGGAGTTCTCTGTGTATCCGGAGAACGACATGGAGACCTGGCGAGATTTGATTGCCTGGTGCGCCATGACGACAGGGACCTTTGCAACAATCAATCGCGATGGCGCTCTGGTCCTTAGGCTCTATACAGGAGACCCGGTCGATACAATCGACATCAGTCACCGTTTTTCCGGAGGTAAGTTCTCGGATTTCATTACCAGATACACGGGTCTCTCCATCGTTAACATCGCGGACCAGGCAACGAAATATTATGGCCTGATGCCGGACGATGGGCTCACCTTCAACATGGGTAGCAACCCGCTCATGCAGTACGGTCTTGCAGAAGTGACTGAGAGGCAGCGTGTCGCCGTCCTCAATGCCATGCAGGCTATTTCCTATGTACCGATGGAAGTCAGCATGATCGGAAGCCCGGTCTATGACCTTGGTGATGTCCTCCTTTTCACAGGTGGCATTGCCGGAGAAAGCTCCAAGTCCTGCATCACGAAATATGACTGGACCTACAACGGCACCTACAAGGCAACTGGTGTCGGCCAGAACCCGGCGCTCGTTTCCGCGAAGTCCAAGGTGGATAAGAACATCGCAGGGCTCCTTTCGACCACGAGTGCCGACAGCATTTATTACTACTCCTACGTCAATGCAGGCGAGATCACAATCGGTGATGGCGATAAGGGAAAGATCATCGACTTAAAGTACGCCACCCAGAAGGCGACCTACATCGAGTTCCATGCTGAGATCAAGCTCCGGATTGATACGACCGAGGTCACGACTGACAGCACGGTTACAAATACGGATGGCATTGTCACAGTCACTTACTACATGAACGGTGAGGAGGTCAAGGACTACTATCCTGTGGAAACGCTGCAGGATGGGACGCATCTCCTTCATCTCCAATACATCTGGAAGTCGACCGCGAACCTGATGGGTAACTTTGCTGCCTGGATATCAATGGCAGGAGCTTCCCTTTACATTGAGGCAGGAAGCGCCAGAGCTTATCTTGTCGGTCAGGGTCTTGCAGGTGAGGGTGCCTGGGATGGATCACTCTCAACAGAGGATGAAGTCCACCCGGCAGACCTTTCAAAGATCTACCACCCATTTACGGATGCAGTCGCTGTGACCATGGTGCAAAATAATGATGCTGGAATCTCAGACATCATTCCTGCCTTCGGTCTTGCGTCTATCCTTCGAGGCATCGGCGGGCATGTCGGAAACATCAAGTTCCTGTACCGCTATGATACTCTGCACGACGATGTAATGACCTACGACCACGATGCCATTGAAATAAAAGATGGTGCCTGGAAGTTAAAGGATACGACCTCCGTTCAGGAAATCGAAAGCCCGGATGAAGAGGCGACTGAAATCCTCTCTGTCAGCGCTGATTGCGACAGCAACAACGTGAACTTCCTTGCCTCCTTCGATCATGGAGAGACCTGGTGGTCCTATGAAAACGGCTGGACAGAGCCTGATACCACGCGGGAATCCTATGGCATGTTCGGCCCTGCCATGAAGGAGATCACGAAGGACCAGTGGGCCGAGAAGCTCACCGGCTCCATCAAGATAAAGGCCATCATCCACAAGGAAGGCACACTTACAGATATCCAGATCTTTTTGAAGGAGGTAGAGGAATGATCAAGGGCCACACAAAAATCGAGCTCTTCAATGCCGAGACCGGCAAAATAGAAAAGACCTATGAGAAAGACAACCTCGTAACGAACGCTGTCCAGTACCTGATCGCCGCCCAGAACATGATGGGCAAGATTATGAATCAGAGTGTCTTTCCAATTGCCACGAATGCTCTCGGCGGGCTGATGCTCTTTAACAACACACTTGATGAGGACGCTGACAATGTTGCCTTCCCGTCAAATGCAAAGCTCGTAGGCTACGGCGACCGGGCTTCAAATACAACGGACCCGATGAGAGGCTCCCTTAACTCCATCGAATCTCATGCGACCGATACGGGCTACGTCTCTGTCTGGGACTTTGGTACCGCGCAGGGTAATGGCACGATCAAGGCCATCGCACTCACGAATAAGTACGCAGGCGCTAATCCTTTCCAGCGGCAGTTCTATCTGGATTCCGTTAGCGATACGAATGTCAACGACTCCCTGGA